GATGCCGTAGCTGTTGGCGACGGAATGCCCGAACTCGTGCAGGGCGATACCAATGGGACCGGATGCCGCAACAAGATGGTGGGCGCCCTGGTCCCGTTCAACATCTGCCCGGTACGCCGCAGGATCGGACTGCGCGCTGCGCGAGAAGATGATTTCCCGCCCGTCTTTAGTCGTCTTGGCATAGGCCCCGGCGCCCGCGTCGTCGAAATCTCCAACACGCACCGAATCGAGCCCCGTGCCGGGGAACTTCTCCAGTCCGTAGAGAACGCCGCTCGCGTGCTCGGCGGCGATTGTCGGGTCTGAGTCCGCGAAGTCAAAGGCGACGTCGCGGCCAGTGATCCGTTTGGCAGATGTGGCCGCCGCCGTTGCCACCTGCTCCGCTGTATCGAGGCCCTCGAACTCCGGGCGAATCGCGGTGCCCTCGGTCTTGACTCCCCCGCCTTCACCCGACCCGAACTTCCCGTCCTTGTCCCGCTTGTACGTCCTGTCCTGGACCTCCGTGATGCGGGCGCGGGTCGACGCCACCCGGAGGAAGTACCGGGGGGGTGTCATGGAGGACTACGCCTCCTCGACACCTACCTGTTGTGGCCGGTAAACGGACACCACCTGCCCGCGGCAGCGGACACCGCCGAGGCAGTTCTTGTAGTTCCCGGACGGATACACGGCCTCAACCTTCGCCACAATGTCCGGGTCGTCGGAGTTACCCAACCACTTCCCGTTGATCTCAAAACAGGGAGAACAGGTCCTCTTGTCGAGCATCTCCGAGGCGTAGAGGGCCGCCGACGGTCCGGACAGGGCTGTGTTCATCCTGCCGGTTGTCTCCGCCGACGACAGGGCACCGCCGAGCTGGTCGCGGAGGAACGTATCCGACAGCGACTCGAGATGTTCCCGCACCGCCGCCGACACTTCATCCCCGGACGTCGACGGGGACCAGCGCCGTAGTGCTTCCCGGCCGGCGGAGTTCGTCAACCCCTCAGCAAGAAGAGCAACCAGCGCTGTCGCGACGGCGGCGAAGCCGGCCGAGTCCGACGCGACGGGGTCGATCCGCACGCCCTGCTGCTGGGCTTCGCGGGACATCTGCCGCGCGGCCGCGAGGGCCATGTCGGTCATGGCCTCGGTCAAGGCCTCAACGGCGGCGGAGGTGGACACCGAGATCGCAGCCAGAGCGGCGAGGTCGTTGGACGTGACAGCGGCACGGACCTGGTCGACGATCGCGTCGCGCTGGTCGCGGGTGATGTCACCCCACCGAGTCAGGAGCTGGTCGAGGTGACGTTCCCAGTCCCGCTGCACTTCTTCGAGGTCGATGTCGCGGGGGTCGATGGCGTTACGGACCTGCAGGCGGTTGGTGGGCGCGCCAAGGTCCTCGTCGAAGGCCCACCGGTCGAAGATCGGGGTCAGGTCAGCCATCGTCCGACACTACTTCCGCATCCAGGTAGTGGACACCGCCGACAACGCCATGGTCCCGGACGATGCGGTGAGTCAGGCCTCTAGGCAGGGCGACCTCGGCATATCCGGTGCCGTCGCCCTCACCCTCGTACCGGTCCATCGTCGTCAACTGCAACGCCCGCGTGCCGGCGGGGACGTGGATACGGATAGCGGTGGGATGGTTCTCGTCACTACGGTGCTGCCGGCTCGCGTTGTGGCCCCGGGCGAACTCTTCGGCGATCTCATGACGGGCGGACGTCGACTCGTAGGCGTGGTGGGTCCAGGTGCGGCCGGTGTTGTCGCCGTTCGGGTTGAAACCGGGGATGACCCGGCTCGGCTCGGACGTGCCGCGGTGGACGGCGATGTCGGAGGTGGTCGGGCCGCTCAGTTCCATCAACTGGTCGACGTCGGCGACCTGCTGCCGGGTGTGATCGGTCGCGCCGGCCAGAGATCCGCCGTGGGCCTCATACAGAGCCCGGTTGGTGTCGATGTATCCATCCCGGGCGTAGCCGTGCTCCCCGTCGACCGCATCCGCGAGCCGTACCGCGTCGCGGCCTGAAAGCTTCGACGGGCGGGCGCCGCGGGCCTGGTCGATGACCTGCCGGTACGTGCCCGGCAGCGCGTCTAGAGCATCCTGCCCAGTGGGTAGCGCATCGAACTCAGCCTCGGTCAGGCTTGACCCGCCGGACCCGAACCGGCCCTTGCTGTCCCGCTTGTAGGTCCGGTCAAGTACCGCCATGCGGGCGCGGGACTGTGCGACGCGGAGAGCGATCGGCGGTGGCTCCAGCATTTCAACGGGGTAGTCCATTGTGATCCGGCCTGTGGCACGCTCATCACGCGTCGGCTCAGTCATGGCTGGCTTCCACGTCTAATCTGCGTACGCCATCCTCGCCGACGCCATGATCGGCTACAACCGTCAAGGTGAGACCGCGTTGGAGCATCACCTCGGCGGATGGGGGGGCCGACGGTGCGCTGCCCACGTCGGTGCGTCGATTCGCGTCCGAGACCTTCATCTCGCCCAGTTGAACCGCGCCAGTGCCCTTCGGCACGTGGATGCTCATAATCACAGGCTCATGAGCGCCTTGTTCGGCCCTCATGCTGTCGGCCCATCGCTGCGAATGTTCCGGATTGGCGGAAGTGGAACTGTAGCCGCGTTCGTTCCACGCCATGCCGGTCAGGTCGCCGGAGGACCAACTCTCACCGAAGACCGCGGTGCCGTCTCTGATGGTCCGGCTGACCTCGATGTCGTTGGTGGTTCGCGAGACGTCCATGGTCTTGTCAATCGAGGCGATCTGGCGTTCGACTTGGACACCGCCGTCGTTGTAGTCGGCGGGTCCATATCTTCCTCGTAGGTAGCCGTTGATGTTCTCATGCTCATTGAGCTCATACGCGGCAAGAGCATGAACGGAGCCCATGCCCTCCGGGCCCTCAAGCTCCGGTGCGACCCACTCACTGTTTGCGTCCGGTCCCCAGGGAGGCACCCTTGCCGGGACCGCGTCGAGAGCGTCCTGGCCTGTCAGCCCGCCGCCGGACCCGAACCGGCCTCGGGAGTCCCGCCTATAGGTCCGGTTGTCAGGTCCAGTACTGGCGCCGAAACGGCCGGTCGTCGGGCCGGTCGTCATCGCGCAACCGCGCCTCCAGCACCCGCGTCAGCAGCGCCGCGACCTGATCAGTCGGCATCATGTCCGGCTTCTCACCCGGCGCGGGCGGCGGCTCGGCACCCGGAACCGGTGGTGCCACGGGCGGGGGTGGGGGTTCGGGCTTCTCGTACTCCAACTGGTCCGGCAGTTCGAGGGCGTCCTTCACCGAGTCGCCGGTGAACCCGGCGTCGATGTACGTCTTCGCCGCCGTCGCCTTCGACGTCCGCTCCGCGTTCTCGGCCTCTTCGTCCTCCGTCACCGGGGACTCGTAGTCGAACTCCAGACCCTGACCGGCGCCGCCGAACAGCGGCAGCAGATCGTTGTTCAGCAGGCCCTTCCACCTTTTCAGGCGGGGAACGGTCAGCCGGGCAGCGAACCAGTTCGCTGAGGCCTCGGCCGTGGCACGGTTGACGTCGTCGACCTCACCGGAGGCGAACTTCGGGAAACCGAACGCCTCCCGAATGATCTCCTTCGACACGTTGCGCAGCTCGACGAACTGCATGTCCCGCATCGAGAACGTGCGGTTGACCCACTTGCCCTGCTCGATCACAGCTACCCGGTGCGCGTTCGCGACACCCTGATGCTGTTCCCGCCAGCGGGTCACCATCTCCTTCCACTCCCCGTCACCGAGACGGGTAGGGACTTCGATGATCCCGCCCGGCTCGGCCGAGTTGAGGAAGAAGTTCCGGTTCCACTCCGCCGAGTACTTCGCCGAGTCGATGTCGGTGAGGATCGCCTGGACCGGACCCATGCCCCGGTACGGGTCCTCCGGGTTCGGCATCCGCAACATCAGGACCGAGTCCCGTTCCAGCGGCACCTGCTCCCCGTCGGGGGAGGTGTAGATGTAGCCGGTCAGGAACTCTGTCGGCGACGCGACGGGGGTCATCCGGTCGGGGCGGACGGGCCACAGTTCGAGGGGGATGGTGCGGGCCTTCGGGTTCCGGCCGACGACACACCAGCCCTCGCCGGTCAGGTCGATGTGTTGCTGGACCGACTCGACGAGTTCCTGGCGGGTAAAGAAGGAGTTGGGCTTGTTCCACACGTCCAGGGCGGCGTGGGAGGTGACTTCCTTGCGGTCTTCCGGTTTGCCGGACTTCGCCTTCCGCCACAGCTTCCACTCCACCTCGGCCACAGCCTGCGACGTGGTGGAGACGATGTTGAACAGGGTCCCGACAGCACCCATGGCGCGGAGTTGGGACGCGGCGTCGTTGCGTTGCGTCCACGGCCACGACACAGCTGCGGAACGACCCACGTAGGCGATGGGGGTTTTGTTCAGGACAGCGCCCAACCCGCCGAGGAGAGACTTCACCCCCGGACCCGCCACTCGGCTACGAACATGGCAGCACCCGCGGACAGCAACCCCACGAACAGCGACACGGTGAACGCTGCGGCGACGAGACACCCCAGGCCGCCGATCGACAACGACACCGGCTTGAATGTTCGCCACCCACACGCCGCCGCGGCCGACACCTTCCGCACCCGCGGGAGCACCCACCCGCCCGTACGCGAGACCAGACTTGGCCGGGTGTCCGCCCGTACACCGAACACCGTCACCACAGGGCCCCTCTCACATGAAACGGACACGGGGCCGGACCGCGGACAGCAGCAGACGGTTCAACGCCTGCGAACAGGCGTCGACCTGATCGTCGTGGGACGCCAACGGAAACGACACACACTCCTCCACGAACCCGTCGACCCAGGCATGGACCTCGGGCGCCGGGAGCCACACGTTCCCGGCCTCGACATACGGCGACACAGCGGCGGCGCGGGCAACCTTCGACCCTGACGGTTCGACCGGGATCAGCCCGCCGACAATGGACCGGAGCTGGTTGATGACCGCAGTGCCGTTGGCCTTGTCCTCGACGAGTTTCGCGTGCGCGTCCGGCCAGCGGGCCGACAGGGCCCGAACCTTCATGCACGTGTCGACGAAGCTGAGCCGGCCCCGGACCTGGTCCAACAGGTAGGCGTTCTCACCCCGCCGACCCCACACCTGCCCGACAACGAAGTCGGCGCCGTCGGTGTCCTTGAACGCCATATCCCACGACTGGACAACCTCGTCGAACGACAGTGCAAGACACGCACCGTCGGTTTCGATCCACTGCGGTTGGGTGTAGTACTTCCACCAGTCCCGTTGGAACACCAGCCCGTCGCCGGGAGACGGACGCCCCTGATACAGGGCGTTCCACACCCTCGACCCGCGCTGATCTTTGATCTTGGACCATTGTTCGACCGTCCTACCGCGGGCCGACACCATGAACTCGCCCGGCTCACGGCCCAACGGATCCGTCTCGCCCTGCTCCGGTCGGTGGTCGGCCTGCGCCGGAATGTTCAGGACCGTCCACGTGTCCGGCTCTTCCCGCACCAACCGGCCGGCAAGATCGTCTTCATGCCAGCGGGTCATGATCAGGCACGCGGGTGCGCCGGGGGCGAGCCGGGTCGACCCGACCGACTCCCACCAGTCCCAGGCGTTGTCCCGGAAAGTGGACGACTCGGCTTCCTTCGGGCCCTTCACGGGATCATCCAGGAGAAGCACGTCCACAGGCCTTCCGGTCAACGCCCCGCCGATACCGACGCAGTACACGCCGCCCTCGTGGCCCTCCAGCTGCCACTCGTGCGCGGCGGAGGTGTCCGGGCGGACAGCCAGGCCAAGCTCGGGGTGCTCGGTGATGTCGTTGCGGATCGCTCTACCCCAACGGCGGGCCACCCCATGCTCATAGGAGCAGATGGCGATACGTAGTTCGGGGTTGCGGGTCAGCAGCCATGTCGGGAAGCGCCTAGAGATGCGGGTAGATTTCCCTTCCTGCGGACTCATTGTGATCATGAGCCGATCGCAGGTGCCGGCAGCCACACGGAGCAACGCGTCGTCGATCAGATCCAGAGCCGGCGTCTGCACCGACCTGGGGTCCAGGGCTCGGGCGAGCTCACCGGGGGTGCGGTACGGGCTGGGTTTCGGGCGGACGAGGTTGAGCATCGCCTCCCAGGCCAGCAGATCACCGGCGGGGGAAGTCACGCCTCACCCCGCCGGGCTGCAGAACCTACGGAGTGTCGGAGCCGTCGGCGTCGCCGACCTCAGCGTCGAACGCGTCCACCTTCGCGGTCAGCGAATCCAGCGCGGCCTGACCCTCAGCACCCAGGTTGTCCCGCTCCGCAACAAGGATGGCGAGGGCGGCACGGACGTCAGCTACCACGTCGTCGAGCTTCGTGGACAGGGCGGTGAGCTGCTCAGCCTCGGTGGCCATGAGTTCCTCCAAGTGGTCCAGACGCGCCAAGATGACGGTCAGGTCAATCGGGACGATGATGGGGGCGCACTGGCAGCAGGCCATGGACCCTCCAGACGCGGAAACAGCCCGCCGGTAGATTCCGGGCAGGCTGAAGATGTCGCCAGTCTGCGTCAAAAACGGACAGATATCAACTAGCGGCGCGGCGTGCCTCCGCCCACCGTTCCCGAGCCCCGCGGGCCTGCTCCTCCGACCACGCCGTGTACCGCCGCACATGCTCACCGAGCAGGCCGATGGTGTCCTCCGTCCACGCTTCGCCGCAGGACACGCAGGTGGCGGTCTTGCGGTCCAGGCGGACGCGCAGGGCACGGTCGTCGCAGA